GAACAAATCCTGCTGAGTCAAACCTTTTCTTTAGAGGTGAAAGCAGCGGAAAAGAGTATCAGCTAACTACGGCAAATCAATCTAATCAGGCAAGATTTGGAAAAGATTCCGCTACAATACCCAATGGCTGGACGTTTCTTCCTGGGGGGCTAATTTTGCAATGGGGTGTAGTTTCAAGCCCTGGAAGCTCAGGAACTGTAACATTTGCAACAGCAAATATGATTTTTCCAACTGCGTGCATTAATGTAATGCTAACTCCACGAAATACAGATACGAGCCACTCTGCATTTAAGTATTAGGTAGTTAATCCTCTCCTCACAACATCATTTCAGTATATGGGGTCAACATCCGGAAGTCCTGAACTCTATTGGATGGCCCTGGGGTATTAATGTCACTACAATCCATCACAATATCAGGGTTCAACTCAGGAGCAGCGAAAAACAAAAAACCTTTTCTCATTCCCGACGATGCGTTTGTTGAGCTAGAAAACGCCTTCGTTTATAGAGAAGAGCTTCGAAAGCGCGAAGGGTTGCAGCTAATAGGACGTTATAGACGCGTTTTAACATCCCAAGCGCAAGCGAATACCGATGGGACATCAGATTATACAATCGCTGATATATTATCGTCTGTAAGAGCAACAGAACCGGATTCAGAGTTAGAGCCTTCGAGTGTTGTAATGACTATTGATCCAGGTGGAGGAAATGAGACAAAGTTTACTGACCAGGGCGACGGTACATTTTTAAGAACAAGCGGGACAGCATATCAGATCACAACAGGAACATACGTTAATTATGTTACTGGAGAAGTGAATTTAGAGTGGCTAGGTGGCAGCACTCCAGCAGGTGGAATTACTGTAACGGCGAGCTACAACTATTTTCCTGAGCTTCCGGCAATGGGAATTATAGTTAGGGAAACGGATGCGATCAACGTAGAACAGACCCTTTGGTTTGATACAAAATATTGTTATTTACACGATGGAGCGAATTTTCAGGAATATTTACCATCGCAGCTGGCTACGTGGGGCGGAACAGATGCTGATTTTTTTTGGGGAACTAATTATCGCGGATCCGACTCTGCGACCAGGTTATTTTTCGTTACTAACGGAGTTAATGCGGCCTCTTCTCCAATGCGCTATACGAACGGTTCGACCTGGACAACGTTTAGGCCAATTATCGGAGGAGAATCGGAAACGGAAGTTTTAACGACGACGCTTGCGTTTGGTTCTGCTGCGTATGCAGGAGCGATTAGCGGATTGCCGATCGTTCAAGGGTCGGTTGTTATCACGGTGACGGATAATAACGGAGAAGAACAAGATGTTATTTTCAGAGATACGCCGAAAGATGGCACACTCGTATCAAGTGGGTTAAATAGCGGAACGATAACATACTCTACAGGTGCAATCACACTAGCGTTTAATCCTGTATTGCCTGGGGACGGAAACTGGACTGTTACTGTTGAATACAAGCAAGGGGGAACGTTTTTATTTTCCGCACGAATATTAATTCCGTACTACGGCAGACTCATTGCTCTAAATACGTATGAAGGGCAAACACAGGGTGCAGCAGCTAACATTTACAATAGAGCGCGGTTTTGTCAAATCGGTAGTCCTGTTGAACAAGATGCGTGGCGTTCTGATACCTTTGGGAAGGGTGGTTTTGTAGATGCGCCAACAAATGAACAGATCATAAGTGCCACATTCTATAAAAACACTCTGATAGTATATTTTGAGCGATCTACATGGAGACTACAGTATCTAGGTGAATACGGAATGCCGTTTATTTGGGAAAGAATATCCAGCGATTTTGGGTCAGAGTCTACATTCTCTCCGGTGCTATTTGATAGTGGAGTATTAGCCGTAGGAGATAAAGCCATTGTCGGAAGCAGTGGAAACGATGTGCAGAGAGTTGATTTAGATATTCCTGATGTCGTTTATGATTTTAAAAACGCAGATAATGGAGTGAAGCGCGTTCACGGAATCAGAGATTTTAGATATGAACTCGTCTATTGGTGTTATCCTGACTACCCAATATTGCAATCTGGGCAATATTTTCCGAATAAATCCGTTGTTTACAACTACAGAAATAATACATACGCGTTTTTCAGAAACAATGTGACATGTTTTGGAAATTTTCAATATCCTGCAAATATCACGTGGGATAGATTAGACGTCTACTGGGATGACTATAATGTGTTTTGGGATAGTGGAATCCAGGAAAATTATCCTTGCATCGTATGTGCTAATCAGCAGGGATTCGCTCATTTCTACGGATATCCGGACGCAGAAACTAGCGTAGACAGCACTATCGATGCAAATGACCAAGAAAGCCTTTCGATTAAAAGCGTAACGATTACGGATATCGTTATACTAGAGATACCAAACCACAATCTATTAGAAGGGGATATCATTTACATTGCTGGATTAATCTATTTAAATCTATCTGGATCAATACCCGCAAACATATCTCTAAACGATGGTATTTTTTACGTAAAATACGTCAGCGTTGATGAAATCTCATTGATGCAGTATAACTCGACAACTGGACAATATGCCGATGATTTTGATGTTGAGATCACAAACGCCAGCACAGACGCTCCGATAGATGCGACATACATCGGAGGGGGCGTAGTTGCTTTATTTCCAAACATCAATATTCAAACAAAAGACTTCAATCCAGCAAAACAAGTTGGGCAAAATATCATTGTGTCATATATCGACTTTCTATTCGATGCTACGATAAGCTCAGCGATCAGTGTTGATATGCGTATGAATACAAATTCAAATAATAAAGCGAATCTTCTTGTTGGTAATAAGAGTATTGAATCATACCCTGGAAACTATTTCTCTTTAAACGCTTCATACACATGGCACAGATTCATATCTACAGCATACGGACAATATCTTTCTTTAGTAATACAGTATAATGCGGAGCAAATGAATCAGATCAGCACGCATCGACAAAACTTTGTGTTAAACGCAATGCAGATCTACTACAGAGCAGCAGGAAAAAATATTTTTGGTAAATAATGTCATATTCAAGCGATAATCCAGCACTACAGAATCAATTGCCGCTGAGCATTGAGCTACCGACAGATCAGGCGCAATTCCGCAATAGAATGAATGATCTATACCAAAAAATAGCCTCCAGCGTTAACAGTAAAGAGGGCGGCCTATACGTTCCGGAGGAAAAAGTTACTGGGCAGCAATATTTTGATTCTACAAATCCTCAGAAAAACAAAAACGTTTATCGAATGGTGGTCGATTTTGGAGCACTTCCAAATTCCACAAGCAAAAGCGTTTCGCATAATATTCAAGGTTTGAATGGGGAAACCAGGCTAACGAGAGCGCACGGTGCATCAACAGACATAGATTCAATAGAATTCTTACCAATACCAAATGACGGTATACTATTAGAAATTAATTCACAAAATGTTATAGTAACGACAACAAGCGATCTCACGGCGTTCACTGAAACTACCGTCACGATCGAGTACACGCGAGGTTAAAAATGTCTTGGGCACCATTTGCAATAGCAGCAGGATCATCACTCCTAGAGAAATTTATGGGTGGGGATAAAATGAAAAAAGTACCCACTTACACGAAAGAACAAAACGCTCTATTAAAACAAATTCTAGGAATGTTAAATCCAGGTGGTCAGCTTGGGCAAGGATATGGACAATCACTAGATTATCAAAAACAATTGATGGATCCTTCTAGTGAAGCTGTTAATCAATTTGCGCAGCCATACATGCAAGAGTTTGAGCAGCAGACAGTACCTGGACTTGCTGAGAGATTTGCTGGAATGGGAGCAATGGGAGGGGGGCTAAGCTCGAGTGGATTTGGACAGTCACTAAGCTCAGCCGGAGGAAATCTACAGTCTCAATTGGCTGCGCTAAAAGCAGGGCTTGGACAACAAGCGGCTCAATCGCTAATGGGGCAATATGGGGGAATGGCCGGAATGGGATTGGGTGCTCAGCCGTTCGGATACCAGCAACAAGGGCCATCGATGCTAGGCGGATTAATAGGTGCGTGGGGAAAAGCTGGTTTTCCTGGAATTAAATAGTAAGCGAGGATTGTATGGTACAGGTATTCACTCCGTCTCCTAGAGCAATGCAAATGGGGCAAATTGGAGAGTCTATAGGCCAAGGAATGGCAAAAAGACTAGGACTTATGGAAGCTGAACAGGGATTGCAACAGGCTCAAGGAAATCCATTCAAATTAGCTACAGCAATGGCAAGATTGATTAGTACTAGTCCTGAGCTTGAAAGGGCTGCAGCACCAATGTATAATGCTATGATGAATCTTAATAAAGCACAAGCAGCAGCACAACAATATGGAAAAATAGGCAGCGAAAATCAATTTTCACCAGGAACTCAACAAGAAATTGAAAGATATACGAAGCAAGACCAAGGAAAACAACAAGTAACACCTGATCTAACAACAAGAGAATCAGCACAAGAGACTATAAGGCCATATCTTCCTAGAACGAGAGATCAAAACATGCAAAGAGCAGTGGAATTATTGCAGAAAAATCCACAACTTTTCGAAAATGATTTAAATAAAGCCTATGAATCAGCTGTGCAAGAGGACGCGACAAATTTACAACGAAGTCAGGCAATACAAGCATCCGGACAGTCTCAAAAAACGGCGCAGGAATCAATAAAAACACAATTAAGAGATTTAAATCAAAAGTTTGGAGGAGGAAAAATAGTTCCTGAAAATATGTATAACAGAATACAAAATGAAGCCTTGGAATCTATGCTACCAAAAAGTGAAGGCGGTGAAGGGCTAACCGAACAAGAAGCATCGCAAAAGTATATAGGGAAGTTAGATAAAATTGCGCGAGACTACAAAGCGGTTGATGATTTAGGTGATTGGACGATGGCATGGCAGTCTCGTAATAGTGTTTTAACAAATATGGAAAATCTTCGTCAGCAATTTGAGAAAAATAACGATCTAGAAAATTATGCTGACTATATGATATCACATAATGATCTATCTCCAAGATTTGCCTACTCAAGAGCATATCCAATAAATAAAGATATACCTGTATATCAAGAACTAAAAAATCTTAAAAGTATAGATCCGTCTTTGATAGATGCGCCAAAAACAGAAACAAAAAAGATAATGAAAAAAATTGCTGAAAAATTAAATCCGAATTCTAGTCCTTTATCGATCGCACATTATTTATCAAGAAAAAACTATGATCCTCAACCTTTTTTAGAATACTTAGTGCAAAACCAAGATCAATTAAAATTGACAGCTGCGCAGGTTAGGCAGCTTAGTAAGGGGCAGCAGTTATTTCCTAAACTAAATGATTTATGGTTAATGTCACAGATAGGAGAAGAATAATGCAGCCATGGCAAGAAGCAGGAGACGCAATAAAAGAAAGTGCAAGATATCCATTTTTACAAATGAAAAAAGCGTCTAATTTACTTTCATACATAGTACCAACAGGGTTAGCAGTACAAGGATTAAGCAAAGTAAACCCTAAAATAAAAAAATTCTTTAATATGGCTCAAATGTTTGGATTTACAGCTGAAGAAGCAATTGATAGCATTAGAAAAAAAGTAGAAAAATCTGAACAGCCGGAAAACAAAAATCTTTTCCAAAGATTAATTGGAAATGTTGATATCACAAAGCTTAGCGATAGCGATCAAAAGCAACTTAGTTTTTTAGAGCAAATTGCAACTCAGCTTGAGCAAAAAGGGAAGGATGAAAGTGACCCAGCTATAAAAAATCTAAAAAAGAAAATCATGAATATTTTAAAAGGTAAGGCTGGACTCATATTAGAAGAAGCAACTCGAGACATAAGTATGGAACAACAGCAAATGCAACCTCAAGAAATAATACAACCACCTATTATGCAGCAACAAATGCCTGAACAAATATCACAACAGCCTGGACAGGGACAACAAGCACTGATGTCGATTCTGCAAAAAATCAAGGCCATGAGGGGCGACGGTGGATGAGTTACAAAATCTTGAGCAACTCCTAAATGAGCTACTGGATGGTATTCAGAGTGTAATCCAATCGGGTGAGATACTAAGCGATGAGTTCCAGGGAGTGCTTGCTGAGGAGTTAAACTATCTCACATCACGCATTGACGAAATAAGGACTGCGCAAACACCTACTATCCCTTCGTTAGATAAGTCAATGAAGTCCAGTGTCATTAACGCTTTTAAGTATGACCCAAAAAACGGAAACTTACTCGTGCAATTTAAGGGAAAGTTCCCGAATGAAGAAGGAAGTATTTATTCATACAGAGGCGTTGATCCTCAAATATTCGAGCTTTTTAAAAAGGGAGCAATTCCAGCTAAAACAACAGGAAATAATCAGTGGGGAAATTGGTGGACAGGTAAAAATCCTTCTATCGGAAGTTCTATGAATGTATTACTTAAGGGTTTAGGGATTCCATTTCAAAGGTTGACATGAATCTACCTTAGGAGAATAATCGACCTAAAAAAGGTTGATTATGCTCGGAGAAAAATATGTAAACACATATAATTTTTTATAAAAGATAAGCCTCCCTGCTTATCGTCGTTTCTTCTCAATTTCTAAAAGCCTCTCGTGAAAATCTTTCATTTCCATCTGAACAGCTTCTTTAAATTCTTTATGCTCTGCATACATTAACTTCCAGTCTTCACGAGACATTTTCCAATCTTCACGCGCTTCTCTTCTAAACCACCAAATAACACCAAAATTACTCAGAATCACTGTTAGCAACTGAAAATTATCCATTCTATCCGCCTACTATTTATAATAAAGTCCAGGGCCTATACCCTGGACACTTATGCGATATGTTCAAACGAAAACGAAAAGGAGAAATCAACATATCGCCAAGCTATTTTTATTTATCTGAGAAAAATGCGCATGATCCACAAAATTTATCGGTTGATAAATGACAAAATACTTTCATTCCATTCTCAAATGACAATACGTATTGATCGATATCGATTTGATACGTATTTTCAGCAATACTACGCATAATTTTATCATCACTTATGTAAATAAATGCCGATGGAAAATCTTTTCTATCTCTTTTGCAAAAAACGACATATCCGATTTTATGGAAATTTCCAGCAAACATAAAAATATTTTTACTTTTTCGACATTCTAAATCTAAAATGTTTTTTGAATCAGCTTTGCTATCTATAGTTACCTCATGATCAAATACCATGAATTTCTCTATTTGAGCAGCTGACGCACTTGCAGAACACATTAATGCTAGTGCCATTACTAACTTTTTCATAAAATTTCCTTATTTTTGCATATATTACGCTCTATGATCTCTAGTCGTTCTGAAAGATCATCTATCATTCGCTTTTGTCTATTATTTTCAGCAAAAAGCTTTTTTCTTACTCTCTCAGCAGTTTCCTTCGTTACCCTCATTTCATTTTCAAGCCTTGATATCTCAGGGCTTTTAAAAAAATCAAGTTGGTAACTCAATGAATATATCCTCCGGTTTTATTAGATTTTCATCTTCATCATCTTCATCATCAAAATAATCATCTACAAATGACTCAAGCTCTTCAAATTCCTCTTGAAATATTTCTTTTAGTATTTCTACGTTCCGATCATTCATTTTCTACTCCATTTTGATATTTCTGATATTGTTCCGCTGAAAATCGATCAAGCTCTCCGGATAGTATCCTGTAGCTTTTTCTTTTTGTTCCTGAAATTTGCAACGCCTTTATCCTCCCCTCCAAAATCATTTTAATCACGGATCTCGGGGTGATCTTCAAAAGCTTCGCTACTTCACTTGGTTTCAAATATTCATCATTCATGGTTCCTAATATATCACAGCGTTCGTAATAAAGTCAATAAAAATAATAGAAAAAGAAAAATTTGACATAATCTAAAAAAATAGTTAGAGTAAGGTCAAAATAAAAGTTACAAGGATAACATCATGGTTTCAAAAAAAATTCAGCAGGCAGTAGGAAGGGGATCTACATATGTTGACGTTCTACCGACACCGATTTTAGCTCAAAGAGCTCCTGCGAGTTCGGATATTCTTCCTGCTGGTCAATTATTTATTGATGAGTCAACTAGTCCGTCTACGGTCTATACGAGTTTAGGAAATGGGGATTTTGCTACAGGTGGAAATGAAATCGCAAGCGCAACCACGTATGGTATCGTGTTACTGACGGACAATGATGCGCCTACTGGAACTGTTGCCTCAAAAGCGTATGTTGATAATATTGCAATCTCCGGTTCTCCGGTATCTACTGAAACTGTTGCTGGTATTGGGCAATTAGCTACGAATGCTGAAGCGGTTGCAGGAACTGCATCAACAGGAGTTCTTGCATTATTCGTCACGCCTTCAAATCTATCATCAGTATTTGCAGCTAATCCAGCAATTGGTGGAACAACTCCCGCAGCAGCAACAGTAACAGATTTTACAGCAACAGGAACGATCTCTATCGCATCCGCTGCGCCGATTGTCATTGACGTTACTGGAGCCGGAAATGATCTAACTCTATCGAGCGACGCAGGTCGAGTAATAGTTAATGGTGAAGAGGCTGCAGCAAATGCTGTGACTATTGTTTCGGCAGTAGGCGGCGTTGATTTAGACGCAGCATTGCAGGTTAATATCGCATCGTCTCAAAATGCCGCAGATGCTATTCGAATTGTAGCATCGGCCGGAGGAATTGATGTCGACGCTGTTGGCAGTGCCGGAGAAGATATCAATATTACGAATACTGGTGGTAGCGTTGTTATAGTGGCAACTGAAAGTGCGGCAGATTCCGTTGTAATTCAGTCAACTCTTGGGGGTATCGATATTTTAGCTAGTGGAGCTAGTGCTGGCGAGGATATTGATATCATTGCGACGGGTAGTTCGGTGAATATTACGAGCACTGAAAACAATTCTGGAGCTATATTAATTACGGCAAACGGAGGAACTTCAGAAAGAATTACTTTGAATTCTGCACAAGGTACAGGGGCAGACAGCATCAATCTCGAGTCTACTGCTGGTGGTATTACACTTTCAGCAGCCCTTGCCAGCGCGGACGCTATTAATCTTGCAGCTAGTGCTGGAGGAGTTGATATCGATGGAGCGCTTCAGGTCAACATTGCATCAAGTCAAAACGCAGTGGATGCGATCAGAATTGTAGCAAGTGCCGGAGGTATTGACATCGACGCCGTCGGAGCAGCCACAGAAGATATCAATATTACGAATACTGGTGGTAGCGTTGTTATAGTGGCTACAGAATCGGCAGCAGATGCTATTAGAATGAATGCGTCAGGAGCTGCTGGAGGTTTTGATATCGACGCTGGAACTAACGGCTTTATCGTCGATACGACAGGGGCTATATCATTAGATTCAGCAGCGGCATCTAATTTTACTGTAACTGGAGCTTTCGATCTCAGTCTAATTTCAAGTCTAGGGTCAGTAAACGTAACAGCAGGAGAGGATGCAGCCGACGCAATTGTATTGAGCGCAGGAGCTGGAGGAATCGATATTTTAGCGACTGGTGCAGCTGGGCAGGATATAGATATCGTTAACACTGGTGGTTCAGTAAATATTTCAGCAACGGAAAACGATGCCGGAGCTATTGCGATCACAGCTAACGGTGGAACGTCAGAAAGAATTACTCTTACAGCGTCTCAGGGCACTGGAGCAGCTAGTATTGGTCTAACGTCAACAGCTGGTGGAATAACGTTAACAGGTGGTTTAGCAACGGCAGATGCAATTAACATTGTGGCATCAAATGCAGCTGGAGGAATTGATATCGACGCTGGAACTAACGGTGTGATTGTCGATACTACTGGAGCTATCAGTTTAGATAGTGCAGCAGCGTCTAATTTTACTGTAACCGGAGCTTTCGATTTAACATTAAATTCAACAGCAGGAAGCGTGAATTTGACGGCAGGAGAAAGTGCCGCTGATTCAATGGTATTTACAAATAATGGTATGGATATCGTTATTTCTGGAGCAGCTGGACGAGATTTCGATCTAACGAATACTGGAGGATCGATCAATATTACGGCAACGGAAAACGTAACAGATGCTATCGTTATTAATGCGTCTGGTGCAGCGTCTGCTATTTCTGTTGATTGCGGAACAGGATCATTTAGATTTGGAACTGGTATTGTTGTTCCAGTAACATCAAAAGGAAACGCAGATACACCCTATACAGTTCTTGGAACAGATTATTTCATTTCATGCGATACGTCTGGCGGTGTTTTAACTGTGACATTACCAGCAGCTACAGCGCTGGCAGGACGTACATTTGTTATCAGAGATACAGGAGGAGCCGCAGCCGTAAACAATATTACGATCGGCGGAGGAGGCACAAACTTAGTTGGGGGTGGGGCTTCTGCGGCATCAAAAACATTGAGTGCAGCATACTCCGGGGCTAGGGTAATCTCAAATGGAACGACCTGGAATTACGAATATATTGCATAATAAGCGAAGGGGTAGAACATGTCAAACAACTCACAACGCTTAGGTTGGGATACTGAGAGGTCGCTAGCTGCGACCTCTTTCAATGGTTCATCTCAAAACATAGGTAGTGCTCTCACAGAGAATCCCGTAATCATCGTCTACGATAATCAAACGGATGTAGCCGTCCCACTCTATGCCGATGGTGTTTTATGGAAAACATTTAGTGCAGGCCAATGTTTTGTAGAGGATCTCAGAGCAAATATAGGGATTGCGTCGAATTATACGATAGATCTGGGAACACAGTTCAGCACTAATGCTAGCGTGGGAACATCGGGCAGTTTTAGAATCTCCATACATTTCGCGAGGTAGAATGTCACAAATTTATAAAGATTCTCGAAGCTCTCCAATGCCCCCGTCGGTTGCGACAACGTACGTAACTGATTCTGGAAACGCAGTGCCTGCAGCAAATATTTTAAATGTTATCGGTGGAGCTGGGTGCTCAACTACTGGTTCTGGAAATACTGTTACTGTTGTTGTTGACGGCACAGCGGTTTCATACGTTAACGTAACAAATGCAATGTCTCCATATGTTGTAACTGCGACAGACTATTTTATTTCATGTGATACAACTGCCGGAGATGTGATTATTCAGTTACCGAACGCACCAACGCAATATGATCAGTTTGTTGTAAAATATCGAACAGGAACGCTTCCGAATACAGTTACAGTGACAACTGTAGGTGGTGTGGTAACAATTGACGAAAGCACCTCACAAGTGATGGCAGATAAATATGAGGCCCTAGAGTTACTATACAATGGGTCTGGATACGAGTCGTTTTAGTAGGAAATTTTAGAGGAAAATAATGGCAAACGTCGGAACAGCAACAGCAGGAAAAGTCCTTACAGCAACTGGTCTGCTATCATCATCAACATTTCAACCTCTTGGAACTAATTCAGGTTTAACAGATAACGGAGTGATTATCGGGGGTGGAAACGGCCCTCTAACATCAACAACGGCTCTTACAAATGGACAAGTAGTAATCGGAGCAACTGGCAGCGATCCTGTTGCTGCATCGATTACTAGTACAGGTGGCACGATTACGTTTACTCCTGGATCCGGAACATTAAACATGGAGGCTGGCGGTGGTTCTGTTGCCACGACGTATACTACAGATTCGGGAAACGCAACCCCTGCAGCAGGCGTATTAAACGTATTAGGAAGATCTGGATCGAAAATTTCAGCATCTGGAGCAACGGTTACAGTAAAAAGCCCCCCATATGCTGACGCCGGAGCTTCTGCAACATCATCACTTAATACAGGAGAATTTGTTACAGGAGCGTATACTAGGACGCTTCCGGCATCTGCTGGTTTAGCTGATGGAGACCTTATAGAATACGTATGTACATCAGCATCAGCATTAGTGATACAGGCAGTGGGAGCACAAACAATTCGGCTAGGATCGTCTGTTTCAAGCGCAGCTGGTACAGCTACATCAACAGCAATCGGAGATTCGATTTCGCTTAGATTTAGATCTACGAATCAGGTGTGGTACGCTACTAGCGCAATCGGTTTATGGACATTAGCATAGGTGAAAAATGGTAAGAGCAACTCCCGATAATAGATATGGCCCAACAACCTGGATTGTGGACGCAAGCGCAGCTAAAGGCAGTCATACCACGATCGCTTCCGCTATTGCAGATTCATCCGCAGGTGATACGATCTATGTACACTCCGGAACATATACTGAAAATATCACAACGAAAGCGGGCGTGCGTATCATGTCGGATCTAACAGGTATGCAGGGACCGGCAGCGATAATCGCTGGAACTGTAACTATGACGGAAGGCGGCGTACATTCGCTTGCAGGTCTGCAAATTTCATCAAATGGAGCAGTATGCATCGACGTCACAGGTTCTAATACAATTCAATCCGAGGTAGTGAATTGTAGAATTAATATGACGAACGGAGATGGGGTAGCGATTAACAATGCAAATGCCGGAATCAATTTTGTAAACTGCCGATTTGATCAAACTGGAAATAATCTAGATTATTTCAATCTAACCTCATGTTCGTTTGTAAAATTTATGTATTGCGATTTTTTGGCATCAGCAGCAACTAAAGGTACTAGTACCATTGCATCAGGAGAAGTTCAGCTGAGATGGTGTGCGATCCAGGGTCATCAGTTTACAACATCCTCCAGCGGAGTTATCGAATTCTGGGATAGTTATAGCGATCAGGAGGGGAACATTGTATTTTTAACGACTGCTGGAACAGGAACGAGCGCGATATTTGGGTGTTATATCGAAAGTGGGACATCTGCTGCAATATCCGTTGGAGCAGGAACAACAGTAAACCTACGTGATTCATGCATAAAATCGTCCAATGCTGCGCCTGTGGCGGGTGCTGGAACGATTAACTATGTTAACGTGTCGTTTGCAGGGACTACATCAGAGATTACGACAACTACTCAAAGCGCAGGATATACTCAATTAGGTAAATGGAGAGCATTAGGTCAACCGGCATTTCTTGCGACAGGTAGCAATGTTAACGACGTGACAGGAGATGCTACGGCGTACACATTGACGTTTACAACAGAAGTGTTTGATCAAAATAGTAATTTTGATGGAACCAGTACATTTACAGCACCTATTACAGGAAGGTATGAGTTAAATTGTTTTGTATCCACTCAACAAATCGGAGCCGGTCATACTACGGGAACATTAGCACTTGTAACATCAAATCGAACTTACACACAATTTACCGGAAATCCAGCAAATATGGCAACAGCCGGAGGAGCTTGGAGAGGTGGATTTTCTGTGTTAGCAGATATGGACGCAGCAGATACCGCAACAGTTGTTGTAACTATTTCAGGAAGCACAAAAACAGTCGATACACAAAGCTCTCCAGCTAGTACATTTTCAGGTGCATTAATAGCTTAATTTAAGGAAAAAATATGCAAATAAGACAAGAAAAACTTGAAAACGGTGATCTACAAATGATATTCACATTGGACGAATACGATCAGTTGTGCTTAGAACATGATCTAGTAGATATAGTAGAATGGTACAAAACAGGTCCAACCCAGCAAAAAATCTACAATTGTAGATCCCGCATGATTCAGGAAAACAAAGAAAAGCTCATGCAATCACCCGAGTTTTTAAAAAAGACCGTAGCTGAAGTTAACGCAATATTTTCTGATGAAATAGCGATGGTTCGGGAAATTAAATCAATGCCTGGATATAAAAATCGCGCGCAACGAGAAGCCGAATTGTCTAGCAAAATGATTTAGTAAAATTTATGGCTGGAAATAATGCAATCAATGCCGGAGCTACTGGCATAATCAGGCATAATGGATCAGGTGTATTTGACGGGGTAACAACAACGCAATATAATGCGCTGATCGGAGCATCATCAAATGGAATTACAAGTGTAGCTCCATCGGCAACAAGTGGGGTTCCGATAATATCTCAGGGGTCATCAGCAAATCCAACATTTGGAACTGCGGTAGTTGCAGGCGGTGGAACAGGGTTAACATCAGCTACAGCATATGCAGTTTTATGCGGCGGAACATCTAGTACCGGAGCTCTTCAATCAATAGCTGGAGTAGGTGTGTCGGGCCAAGTTTTGACGTCAAACGGAGCATCAGCGCTTCCGACATTTCAAACAGCAGCATCAGGAGGAGCATTTGTATTTGTCTCATCCGCTAGTGCATCAAACTCATCTAGCATCACATTTACATCTCTCACAGCATCATCGCTGTATTATTTAAATATTAGAAATTTAAAAGTTGCTACAGATTTAGCGCAGGTATTTTTGCGCGTGAGTACGGATAATGGATCTTCATATGCAGCCGTAGACTATCAATATGATTCTGCGCAAGGAGGTTCCTCAACATCCGCAACAGCTATATCTCTAACAGGAAGTGGGGGCATCGGAAATGCCACTGGAGAATTCGGATCCTCATTTAATATATTTATGCACGGAATGAACATAGCGTCTAACCCGCTATGGGTTAACTGGCAAGGTGCGGCCATGTCAGAATCGGGAGAACTAATCGATACGCAGGGTGCCGGAGTGAGCGCAGACGATCTAAATGGAGGATCAACTCAGGAAATCGATGCAATACAGATCATATGTTCGACAGGAAATATTTCATCTGGTGAGTTTTATCTTTACAGAATCGCAACGAGCTAGGATAAAAAAATGGCATTACATAAAATAGAAAATGGAATTCGTATAGATTTATCTCAGGAAGAAGAAGTAAAAGTCATTGCTCAATGGTCAATTGACGATCAGCGATTTCGAGATGAAATTCTAAATAGAACTACTCTAAAAAATTCAGCTATAGTAAAGATGACTGCTATGGGATTTTCTCAAGGCGAAATTAGCCAAATTATAAAATAAGTCTATTTATGCTATCTTAGTAGCAGAATCCAATGCATCACGATAACCGCTTCCGTCAATATCGTTAAGGTCTTCCGGATACGTTTCATCACTATTAGAATTTAGCCATTCCTCATTTTTCTCATCCCATGCAGGATCTCCACGTCTATATTTTCCTGCTAGCATTACGGCATCAACAGAATTAATATACGCGCAGGCATCACATTCCGCAGGTTTTCTCGATTCATTCACATAAATGACACACGACGTGACAAATCCACACATTAGAATACTGCAAAAAATTATTCCAAAAATAGCTAGACTTATAATAGAGGTTTTAGACATAACATATCCTTTTTTCAAATATGATACGTTATTGATGATTACGTTTCAATGAGTTTGTTTTTTTTCGCAGACATGAAAATGGACTAATGCATAAAATCGCATCCCATTTTCGTAAACGTTCATGTTCGGGTGTTTTTTTTAGAAAAACATGACAGATTTGACAATATTTCGCAACGCAATCGCGTTTTTTTCTATTTCGTGAAAATTCATAAAGAGGTTTGCTTTCGTTACAGTTTGGGCAAATCTTGCACTTAATTTCCAGAGGCTGGCGTGAAATCAATGTCAACTCCAGTATAATGCTCGAAAATCCCTTCCGCGCATTGCTCAATTAGGTTATCCTCAGAGAGACCGAAATGCTCGTTTATATAATGACATGAGCTTAAAAATCCCACAAATACTACACAAAAAATACAAATTCCACGCATGATAGTCCAAACCTCCGGATCAACCACAAAACTTTCCGTTGTCGTCATAAAATCCTTTAAATGTAATGAGCATTATCGCCCATGATCCAATAGCTATTAATATAGAAGCAGGCATTTCTACATAACATAAAACAATAATTGGAGAAATAATTAAAAAAAATATCGTCATCAAGTAAAGCATTATTTTACACGAATATAATGACCATCTAACGTATCATTATCCCCTAAAAGTTTTTCTAGCTTCCTGTGCGCCGATCCAATATCACTACATACTGCGACGGATCTCCACTGGCTATCAGCCGTATTAAATGGCCTAAAAAATATTTCTCTAATCCGCAAATCTACACGGCTCATTGTTTTTTTCTCGGAATTTTTTTCAGCAGCCAGAGCAGGATACGCAGATTTACGACATTCAATTGAGTACATCACGTTCTCCGTACATTTCATAAATTCTATTGACAATCTCAGCTAATCTTTCCGATGTGATATACTCATCGCAGTCATCGCCGATATTAATACGAGTTTTTAAACGTTCGAATAAATCGTTGCTATTGATAGGATCCAGTGTAATGCAATTTTTTACGATATGCGCGAGCCGTTGATTCGCTTGAATTCGCTCGTGATAGTTTGTTTTCGTCACCTTTTTAATGACGTAATTTTCGTCTATCGTGTACTGTTTTTTGGATTTAGCTCTCCAGAAACAACAACATCCGCATGAATCCGATCCCTGTGGAGGATTGACGGTTTGGCTAAATTCTGGATGTAACTCAAGTGTGGGCTGAACGTTCATAATAAAACCTCAAATTCAGTTTTACCATGAACCGCATTTTAGTAAAAGATGTTATTTTTGAGCGCGTTTTGTCTTTTCATATAGAGCATCAAACTGCTCTTTATTATCTGATACTGACATTAGCGTATTGACTTTAGCAATCTGTTTTTCAAGAGCTGGACAGCCGATATCATGTGTTAATAGTTGATGGTGTCTATTATTTCTGTATCCCTTTTCATTGATGGGGTTTCTTCTTCTCAATTCTTCATGAATTTCTGTAGAAAGCTCGCGATAGATAAATTTATTAATTAATGTTCCGGCAAATTGAGGATTTCCTTTTAGATGCTCAAGACCATACATTTTTTTTAAATTTGTGAAAAAATCAGGAGGAAACCTTTTAATCCAAGGCTGAATTTCAATAGCAATAAATTTTGAAAACAGTTTCTGAAGTTCATCATTTTCTTTGTCTCTTTCAAATCCTGTAGCCTCATCAACAAGCGCGATTATTCCGGTCTTAGCCAATGCTTGCAAGATGATCTCAGCTCTATCTGCAATGGCAAGCTGAGATTTTACCAATACGCCGGCTCTTCTAGCATCTAAATAAACTTTGCAAATTTCTGGTATTGATTCCGCCTTATGTCCATAGGCTTTTCCTCTGCTAGAATGAATAAAAACAGTGATATTCGCTCCATCTATTAAACTATTGGGTATGAATGGTATAAGATTCTTCGACTCTAAAAAAGCGGGAACTTTGCCCCCTTTATCAATATCATTTGTATTTTTAGTTGTTTTTCTTCCAGTTCTAACTCTTCCAAGAGCTTCGAAAACTGATTTCTCTGTAATTACACGAGTGCCATCAGGCAAAACAGCGCATGAAATTGAGAAATCTCCAAAAACTAATTCACCGACGTGTGTAGCTCTAGGATATTTCTGCATACATTTTTTGCTAGAATTCGCTTTAATGGCGCGCTCTTTGCGTTGCTGTGGAGTCATTTTAGCAGCAGCGGCTTTTCCGGCTAAAACACCGGATTCTTGACGCGTTAATGGTCTTTTGATATCATTAGACATAGAAAAACTCCTTTTTTTTGTTTCTCTAAATAAATACTAGGAGTTTTTCTCTTTTTACTCAAGAAAATTGAACAAGAGCCTTATAGCATTCCATCAAATGTTTAACCCCATTCATAGCTCGATGAGGCTTTTCTTCCGGAGGTATCCCAAATTGTCGTGCAATGTTATCTTTTGAAAGCGTAACAACATACCCGATATATTTTGTGTGTTTTGCAAAATATCTCATCCACGCCATTGATCCTAAATCAAACCAGTGGTAGGGCATTTCAACCTTTTCTTGCTCATCAGTTCCGACGATTTGAGTAAAAAACATTCTATCAAATGAGGGATTTTGACAGATAAATACTGAATTAAACCGATTAACTCCATTGCTAACGAATAAATCTATAATTTTGCATCCAACACTAAAAGCGCTTGGAGCTTTCAAAACATCTGAGAATTCAATTTCATTAATCAACATCGATGACAGATCTCTAAATGCCCACTCTCTCTTTGACATTTTTATAAATGAAGAATATTCGAAAATTGGACTCATATCATGTAGATTTACGCAAATACACGCAATTTCTATTGGAGCATGAGAGTATGGATCGAGGCCATTTGTCTCTAAATCTAAAAAAATACCCTTCATCAATTAGCTCCAGAATTAATGTTTAATACAAAAAAGGATGATCGATTGCATGATTTGCATGATATTTTTAGGTATTCCCTATACGAATTATCTAAACGCGACACCGACAGCGTTTCTTTCTCAAAATTTCCGAATAAGAGATTCTCGCAATTACATAGTTTTTTTTCGATAAAACACCTATTTTCAAACATCTTTCGGAATACTCGCATGATCGTGAACAATATTCATCATCTCACAATATTTACAGATCCAGGGATTTCCGTCATTGATTTTTCCAGAACAGTCCGCGTTGACCTTATTTTCACAAGCGCAAAAAGAACAGTTCTGGAAAATATCACACATATTAACGAAATTCTCCGTAAGATAATCCTGAATTAATATTTACGCTTCCATTAGGAATTTTATTTATACAAAAACTACTGATAGGTTCTTTTTTTGTAGCAAACTTTTCGATAGAAAATAGTTCATAAGACTCGATTTGATTTTTATTTTTAAATATCCATTCCATCGCATCTTCAATCACCTCGAATTCATGATATGTGTTTTTTAAACCGATTGATATTCCTAGATCTGGACTAACAACTGTCTGGACTTTTACTAAAACCTTCACGACTTACTCCCTTACTTCATTTCTTTTGTTAATCCACTGCGATATATATTTGTGAAATTTCTCTAAATCATGATTAGACTCATTCACAGCAATCGCCATCTCGCATTTTTTATGTGCGCAGTATGCTGATAGATATCCTATTACATCTGAATTCGAATATTTTGTCGACATCTCATCGATCCATGCCTGAGTATCTACTGCCTGAATTTTTTTTTGTGCCTGTTCCGGAGCATGTTTCATCGCTAATGCGCCGTCGTCATCAGTCGTGCTAATTCCAAGCGCAGCTAAAATACCGTAACGTCTCGCGTAAGTGGCAGCAGATCCGACGCTCTGAGCGTCGCGTTTCGACATGGGAATTAAAAGAGGCGAACTTTCGATTATCTGCCCTGATTTATGCATTAAAATTGTTGTAACAGAACAGCCCCTTTCATCCGAAGACGTGTCCTGATAAACACTCAGTCCGTTTCTCTCTAACGGCTCTCTAATCCCATCCCATACAGACGCCAGATCGGTATATTTATAATTGTAAGCTTTTGCAGATTTGTGCAAACTGCCGATCTCACCCTGAAATTTCGATAGCGCAGCAGCTAACTCCGCAATATTCTCAGACATTCTCATATTTTTCTCCTTGTTTTTTGCATTTCGAAGAATCTGTATAACTCCAAGCATTTGAAGAACACTTCCAGATCCTCGTTATAAGTTTGATATTCAATAAGCTTCGGATATCTCGCATTTTTATCTAATCGAACAAACACAAACTTCCTCATAGCGCGCCCACTCAATTCATAGAGATATCTGTATGCTGCCGCCTGCAAACGCCATGCGCGATTATGTTCCCGCGAGCTCGTTTTCCAGTCAAACGCAATTGCACCATCAGCAGTCTCAATAACGCAATCTAACTGACCTGTTATCTGATGTGTATCGCAATATAGTCGCTGCTCTAAAATCATGCGTCCATCTAATTTCGCAAAATCCTCTTCATAGAAGCGCTCAAAACTTTTTACGTACATACCTACGTCATCATCGTAGAAAATAGCAGGAAACCCGCTTAAAATCGTTTCTATCGCATCATGCACAGATGTACCGCGCTCACATGCGCGAGTCAGATAAACTTCTGGAATAAACTCGATTCCACTGAATGGGGCCACTACATCAGTAGCTCTAAGATAGTGTTCTTTTCCTTTTTCGATATCCACGTTGACTCCTATTCACTAACATGTTATGATTAGCAAATATCAGTATAACTGAATATACAAATAAAGGAAAGCAAAATTATGAAGATTGAACAATATTTAGAGGAAAAAGGTCAGACGATGACGCAATTTTCCGTAGATGCAGGAGTATCATTTTTTCAAGTGTATCATATTGCGAGGGGGAGAACCCCGACGCTTGTGACCGCATTAAAAATCGAAAAGGCAAGCGGTGGTGCGGTTACTGGGCGAGATATGATTAGCGATAAACTAGTTCGGGAAATATACGAAACCTGATAAAAAACCCCTCTTATGAGGGGTTAAACAATAGGACTAAAATGCGGAAATTCAAGAGCGCAGAGAAGGGTAACTTCTGCGCATTTCTATTTTGAAATTTTTCCTGTTTTTCTTCAATAGAAGAATCACTAAACGTTATGAAATTGATGGAAAAAGAATCGGAGGCCAGATGGCCTCCGAATATCCTTGAATAAAATTTCCAAGATAGATATTTTTGATATAAACATACACACAATCTCCCAACAGCTGTATGTTTATTTAAACAACTTCGGGCTATCCAAATATTAGCAAATCGGCTAATTTCTGCATAGCGAAAAGTTGTTTAAAATAAAGATTAAACAGTGGGCACATAATTGCAGAGAAAGTTTAAAAAAGAAAGTAGAATAAAAAAAGCCGATCCAGGAAGATCGGCTTAGATTGCGATTTACGCAACAAGAAGAAAAAAGAGTTCTTCTATGTTACGAAATTCACTGAATTTTGTCAATACCGTAGGAGGATAATATGACAACTAATCAAGATCAAAATAAAGATTTACAAGAATCAATTCAAAAACTGAACTTCATGTCCATTTGCGACATGGCGGAATCAAACGCAAATAAAATAGCAATCGATAAGTACAATATAGAAATAATGGGAGATTTGGCGGGTGGTGCATTTTTAACACAACTCCGCTACTGGTTTTCTCCTACAACAAAAAAAGCGGTTAAGGGGAATACAAGAGTTAGCATCAGAAGAGAAGGAAAGCTATGGTTAGCAAAAACAGACGCCGAATGGTGGGATGAATGTTGCGTAACCCCAAAACAAGTCCGGCGTATAAAAGCAAAACTCATTGAGCTTAAGCTGGTTGAGATAAAACTCTTTAAATTTCAGAACGCTCCGACAATACATTATCATCTGGATTTAGAGAGATACTGTGAACTCTATCACAATCAAAGGCTTATGAACTATGAAAAAGAAATTCATGAACAAGAAAATCATGATATAAACAATGATTCTCGCAGGGATTCTGCCCAAAGGGCAAAGTCGATTCTGCCCAAAGGGCAAAATGGATTCTGCCCAAAGGGCCAAAACCTAAACATATCATCTACACATCTCACTTCTTCATTTAATTTAGAAAAACATATGCGAAATGTTTCTTTCATAAAAAATGAGGAAAATGAAAAAAAGATGTGTTTTGGTCTGACAGGAAAACCGTTGGAGACATATAATGCCCTTGACAACGATTATAAAGCCTCCTACGCGGCTTTAGTGACTCTACCCCCATCAAAAGAGGGTGGGGCATTAGTAAACCCCGTACAGGCGCTTAGAATGAGTGTGGAGTTTTTTCCTCATGAAGTCATGGATGGTCTTAAAGTGTTGGAAGAACACATACATTCCGGCAAAAAGATCAAAAATACCGGAGCTTACATCTCATGGATATTGAAAAAAGGGCTCAAGCCGGAATCTCCGAATGTCAAGATAAACCGTGATTTTTGGGACTCTATAAAAAACAGATTTAAAAAGTCTAGCATAAAAGAACATAGAGATTGTATAGAAGTTAACGACTTAGAAGCATTCTATTTTTGGATGAAACCAGAGGTATTCAAAAGCGGATTATCTCGAACCATAAGAAATGATTGACATAAAATTAGAAAATGATTGAAATATTACTATATATTTAAAATAACACAACAATGTTAGCATTAACGAATTAGTTGAGAAGTAAAAAATATAAGGGGAATGTTGTTTTTGATGGAAAAATCAAATAAAGCAGTATGGAGATGCTGCAAAACCGATGTTCCAGAAACAGGAAAAAAAGTTCTTTGTCATCGAAAAGGGGATATTTATGTAGCTATGAGAATGAAAAATTACTACATTCCTATTCCATTTGCCGATCATAGGTTTGCGACAGATTTATCGCAACCGGATCTTTGGAGCGAGATTTCGTTTCCGGGTGCATTGACCGGAAAAAACAGAGTTATAATAGAAGGTGGAGATCCGATTACATTTTCTGAGATGGAGGTTGATTATCCGGAAGAATTTTGTAAAATTGTAGCACGTATGATCTCAATGTTAGGAAAAGAAGAATAAAATATGCGCACGACAATTATACCGCTTTCGCATAGATTGGCAGAGAATTGGTATATAGCCATTGAAAAATTTTTAGAAAAAAGATAATCTAAAGCTTCGCGAGTTGCAAATCGCGAACGTAGACGCAATGGATCCGTGTAAAAATTGCCGTTTGAGTGACACTTTTTCGTTATAATAAGTGTCTAGTTCGTGGGTTATCTACGTGATCAGGAAAACCCACCTTGTAAAATAAAATTGCAATATGAAAAATCTTAGACATAAATTTAATGCGAAATCGACAATGATTGACAACATTAAATTTAGCTCAAAAAAAGAAGCGGCTCACTATCAAAAGCTCAAGCAGCTAGAAAAAGAGGGAAAAATCTTGTTTTTCTTGCGTCAAGTCCCAATCCAACTATGTGATAATATCAAATATATTTTAGACTTCTTGATTTTCCATGCGCCAAAAGATGCAGATTCTCCTGGAGAAGTCGAATTTTGCGAAGTGAAAGGATATATGACTAAAGACGCAAAGATTAAAATTTCCATGGCAGAGAAAATTCTTGGCGTGAAAATCAATATTGTTTAATATCTAGTTTCACAAAATCAAAATGGAGCCACAATGTTTTTCTCAAAATTTACAGAATATCGAAATCAAATTGTCCAAGCCATGCTCAGTTCAGAAAATAGGATTATCGATCATCAAAAAAGAGACAGTATGGAAATGTCTCGACATATGCAAAAACGATTAGACGATTTAGAAAAAATAAATCTTTCATCTCTACAGATCGTAGCTGAGAAAATAGTCGAGTTAGAGAAGGAAATCGCGTCTGTCAAACATATTTTAGAGAAAAAACAAGATAGTGGATGCACAATGCAAAAAGCATGTGCTAGAGTAAAAAAAAACCAGTGATATCGATAAGAATTTTGACAAACAAATAATATTTTACCCCGCTTGAATGCAACGATAAGTTCCTCCATTACTTATTAAGCTGCTCGCGGGGTTTTTTACGAAAAAATCCTATGCTTTTGTAGAATTATTTCCAGCAGGATGTCCGCAATTAAATCGATCTGATTATCAGACATTCTATGGATTTGAATAGAGAAGCCTGGAGTATTTTCTATGATACTCTCGACCTCTCTTTTAAAATTGATTCGTGCATCAGGATTTTTCATTCACCACGTAGATCTTTTTCCAACTCATCAATATCTATGAAATCTCTTGTTTCCAGGGAATCACATAGACGCTCACAATATTTTTGCAGACTATGCATTTTTTCTAAAAGATCTTTTGTAACTTTAGCGATTTCCGCGTCAATTTTCATAGTTCCCTCTAGATGATCCGTTTCCCAGTCGATCACATCGATAAATTCTTTTAGACAGTCGATATAATTCTTTCTGGAAACTTCCGCTTCTTGAACCATGTGATGGTCAAACATCGCATCCCCCATTATATCATCGTAGCTATAGCCGTCGTCATTCGTTGAGTACATCTTTTTCTCCTTGTTTTGCTTTATATCTTAATTATGCCACACCTGTGATTTTTTGGCAACCGAATATTCACTAAAATCGATTGCGTGCTCTTTTTATTTGTGCGTAAAAATCTAGTGTGATAACGTGAGCATATCCTAACTGTACAGTACTGTACTGTATAGTAAGTGCCTCCTTTTGTTTACCCCCTAGATTAGGGGGTTTTTTTCTGTTTCTACTTGTTTAATCCAGTTGTCAAATTTCTCCTCAGATCCGTAACAATGGTGCGGGAACTGTGTAGCGATAAAATGAAGATAGTTTAGGGCATGATTTGATAGATCTCCATCTCGATGCAATACAACTCCTTTTAGATCATTTGATAGAACAGATCTTAAAAATGCACATGTAGGTTTTTTCCTGTACTCTACGTAATCCAGAAGTTGAATCATTTTTTCTACTTCTACCCCCCAAAAGTCTTTGAGGTAAATTTTTTCTTTTTCATTCATTTTTTTTCTCCTTTTCTTGTTTCTAGAACATCTTCTTACTTTTATACACACTAATATAACAGTATGCTGATTATTTGGCAACCTAAAAATGTAGAAAAATGCATTTATTTTAATACTATGCTATATCAACACGTTTCCTCTTTTAGCAACCTTTTTCAGTGAGTGCTATTTTTTCGATGAAATCAAAAATATACTCTTGCAAAATCATAAAAAATTTAATATCATTTAAAAAACGAGGTTACACATATGAGTTGCGAGATCAGTGTCATTGTTAAAGATGATGAAAAGCGTTTGAATAAAAAATTTGTTGTGTACGATAATGATACGTTCGATCAACTCCCTGTTAGAGCGTCTATCAGCGATCCAACAATTAAAAAATACATTAACGAGGTGATGGAAAATTTTGATAGCCAGAGCCAAGATATAGATGTTAAAGTAAAAATAGAATTATCAATTTAAATGGAGAGGCTGCATGGTTGCAGGTAGACCGAGAGAAACAACTCCACCTCCCGAAGAGTGTATTGAACTTGGAAAAAAACTTGTAAAGTGGGCAACAGAGAAAATACCAGAAGGAGAACCATTACGCTCTAGATTCTGCGAATGGTACACTTTAGAAGAAATTGGAATGATTAGAAATGAATGGGAAGCTCTATTAAAGATCCCAGAATTCCGCGTGTATTATGAGAGAGCACAAGCTGCATTAGGTAGAAAACTAATTGATGGGACAATTAATCCTAGCATTGGCCATCGTTTTATGTGGCATTATGTTCCTGAAGCAAAAGATCAAGAAATCGAAAAAATGGAAGCTCAGGCACGGATCAATAAAGCTAATGAAACTGCATCTACTCCGCAAAAAATAGTATTCGAGGTAAATTATCCAACCAACATTAACAATCAAGTCGAAATTTTATCCGCGGAATTATCAGATAAAAATACTTCAGGCATTAAATAGTGGGATTAAACGCGCGATATGGTGCTGCCACCGTCGCGCCGGAAAAGACGTCACAATATTTAACTGGTGCATCGAGCAGCTCATTAAAGAAACTTGTACCTGTTTCTATGTCATGCCAACGTATTCTCAGGCAAAAAAAGTTATTTGGGATTCGACAACGAATGATGGATTTCGCATTATAGATTATATTCCGAGTGAATTTATTGCACAAAAAAATCAGCAGGAGATGAAAATACGTTTGACAAATGGATCGTTATTTCAGCTGATTGGCAGTGATAACATCGATTCATTAATGGGAACAAACCCGAAAATAGTTGTATTCAGCGAATATGCACTACAGACACCAGCGGCGTGGGATTTTATTCGACCGATTTTAAAAATTAATGGGGGATATGCAGTATTTATTAGCACTCCACGCGGTAGGAATCATTTTTTCGAACTGTGCGAGATGTCTAAAACGCAACCAGATTGGTTTTATGAGAAATTGACATATCGAGATACCAGTGTTTTAACAGACGAAGATATTAAAAAAGAAATCGCAGAGGGAATGAGCGAAGAGCTTGCCGAACAGGAATACTCATGTTCATTCGATCGAGGTATCGACGGTGCGTTTTACGCTAAACTGATCAATAAAATGCGTAACGAAGGCAGAATTATCGATCTATCATACGACCCATATAAACTCGTACACGTGAGTTTTGACCTTGGATGGGATGATTGCACCGCGATAATATTTTTTCAAATAGACGGAGAGAAAATCAAAATTATAGACTGCGAGGAGCATAGCAATAAAACTCTCGCGTGGTATTCGGAGCTTTTAAAAAAAAAGGGATACAATTACGGAACATATTTATTTCCCCACGATGTGAAACAGGTAGACGGATTATCTACAGGGCTGACTAGGCAAGAGATTTTAGAGGATTTACAGATTCCTGTAACGATTGTTCCTAGGAGTTTTATCGTCGACGGTATTGAAGCTGTAAAAGCAATGCTATCATCAAAGATAATCATCAACGAAAAATGTTTTACATTGATAAAAGCTCTCGAAAATTATCACAGGGAATGGGATGATAAAAGAAAGGTTTACAGTAATAAACCAAATCACAACTGGTCTTCGCACATGTGTTTTGATGGAGACACACTCTTAAAAATGGAATCAGGATATAAAAAAATTTCAGAAATTAACGTTGGGGATTTAGTTTTTACTCCAAACGGACCAAAAAAAGTTTTGAAAAAATTTATTCACGAAACTACTTCTTTAAGGAATATCCAAACACAAACTTACAGTTTAAAATGCACGGACAAACACAAGATATTTGCGAGAAAAGGATTGATTTGTTCTGACACATTAAGGTATAATGATGAGATATATACCTTAAAGGACTTAGATATATGTCAGAAGATTGGATTCCTTGGAAAGGCGAAAAATTTAGGATTTCGGGATTATTTCTTATTAATGAAGACGAAGAGTCTCTTTACTTCAATGGCAGAAGATATAAATGGGATGGAAACTACTATAAAAAAGGATACACGGAAGAATCACCATTTTCAACGCTCCAAAGAGCTGTTTGGGCTTACTATAAAGGAAAAATTCCAGAAGGTTATCACGTTCATCATAAAGACGGCAACAGAAAGAATAACGATATATCAAACTTTGAGCTTATTTCATCTTCAGACCATTCCAAACTTCACATGTGTACAGAAGAAAGAAAAGAACTATCGCGAAAAAACATTTACAAAGCTATGGAACATGCAAAAGAATGGCATCAATCAGAAGAAGGCAGAAAGTGGCATAGAGAACACGCACAAAAATGCAATTTTGGAAAGAATAAACCAG